ACTGCTGGTGCTGCAACTGTCTCTGGAGTATTCTCCACAGCTGTCTCGCTTTCTGTTGGTGTGATTTCTTCTTCTACGACCTCTGGAGTTTCCTCAGCCGCTACATCGAGAACCTGAGCAGACTTAAATGCTGGCTCGGTTACCAATGAAACCTCTAGCAATTTAGCAGCGGAAACAACCATGATGTTGCCCTTCTGCTTTGACTTGATAACTTCTACGCCTACTGAAAGACCTGACTGCAATCCTTCTTCAGCAAGGATAAGAGCCTCTGTTCCACGATTAGATCGTGATACCTTGAATGATGCATAGATGCCATCTTCTTGCTCTGTAAATTGTGTTGCCTTGCCTAGTGGCTGGCGTGAGTCATGCTGATTAAGTAACTTGACAGTCTTTGGATCTTCTGGAAGTGCGATTGCGCCCTTCTCGAATACGACCTTACCGGCAGAAGTGTTTCCCACTTCGCCTGTTCCCGCTGGCACAATTTTGCCTGAGATTAGTCTTTCCTCAACATTGGCAATAAGTCCAGACGAGAAGTGAATTACTTGGTTTTCCATTATTCTATTCCTTCGCTGCCGTTAGGTGTTAAATCTTCCATCTCCATCGCTTGTTCAACTGTGATCAAGCCTAGAGACAACATTTTCTCAATTACTAGCAATCTTTCCATTGGTTCAACTGCTAGGAATGATGAGTCCACATCAAACTTAACCGCGTTGCCACGAGCAGTGATGTCATCCATTGACAAGCGATCTTCAATAGCGCATACATAAGGTGCAAGGCTGAGAGAATAGAATTGCTTGCGCTCATCTAATACATTTGCGTAAGTCATGCTCTGATTTGCTTCTGCTGATAACAAGTAGGCAGGGACATTACACAAGCGAGAGATTTCAGTTGCAAGGAATTGCTGTGCCTCGTCATACATCATGTCTTTAGGTGAAAATGATGTTGGCTGGTATTCCAAAGTAGATGTTAAGTAAGCAGTGCTGCGATTGTTGCGAGCGTTTTTCCATGCTGCAAGTAATCCTGCAACTTCTTTAGGATCAAGGTCTGCTCCATTGTTGCGAAGCACACCAGAAGGCATTGGAGTCGATGCTGCTAATACTGCTGCCTTGCGAAGATCAATTGCAGCTCGGATAGTTTCAGATCCGCGCTCTAAGATACCTTCATCAAATGCTTGGAATGTTACAAGTGATCCAAGTCCTGACATTGGCACAGGTTGAGCCTCAATGTAATACTGAGTTACTTCCATGCCGTAAAGATCAGTGGTAAATGTAACTTTGACATTTGGTATCCACTTGAAACGAGAAGGGCGACCATCCTCTGCATACACTTCTGTAACTTGCCAGTAAGCCACGCCGTACATTAAAAGGCTATCTACAGTCCACGCCATTGTTACCGAACGCGGTTGATTAAGTGCTGGCTGATCAACCCAAATTGGATTGCCTAACTCCTCACCTGTGGACTTGCGATACAAGTTAAGTGGCAATCCACCGATAACACCGCTCAAAAGATTGCGGCACTTGGCAACGGCTGGGACTGACATCGCTTCGTTGCGTTGCACTCGTGGTAGTACATAGTTGTAAAGCGAGTTGAGGTTCTCGCCCATAATTTGAGGGGCGTATTGCGCTAAAAGCGATGAACGCTTATCGTCATTAGAGATTGCTTCAGTTTTGCGGAATAGACCCATAGTCATAAAGTGTAGCATTTGTCAAGTAATTAGACAACACGCCGCGGCGTGTCTAAGTATAAATCTGAGGCTTAGGCTGAGGGATCATCAACTTAGAAACTACCATCGCTAAACCGATAGGTGCTGAGATGTCACCTGCTGATTTTCGCTTAATAATGCGCCACGCTGAGTCATTGACTTTAGCTGCACAGTTATTCATCTGCTGGATAAACTCTGTTTGTCCATTGTGAACTATGCGATGGTTATTTAAGCCTTCTGCAAAGTCTCCACAAGCCTTGTAAAACTGCTGCCCTGAGACATCTTCCACAACTACGCCAGAATTGGCAAGCCTATCCGCGATAGTCTGAGTGGCGTACTTGTCAAAGCACACAAGTCTAGGCTTATAGATGTCACACCATGCCTTTATGCTTGCAGCCATCTTTAACTCATCAATAGCAACCTGTGAGCTGTAAGTCTCTAGGATACCGATGCCTATTCTGCCATCTGGCAACAATTGACCAGCTACAAGTGAGCCGTTACGCCTTGAAGGGCTAACATCGAACCCAAAGACTGTGTATGCACCAACTGACATCTCCAGAGTGCTATCGCTTGTTTCTTCAAGGATGCCATGCTGCCACGGACTACTTAGGGAGTCGATCCATTGACAAAGAGTCTCAGTACGCGTGTTTTCAATCGGCGAAGTAGCAATCGCTTCTTCAATCGCCTCTTCTGTGATGGTGTATCCCAAAGAGGGGTTAGCCAGAGCCCATGCAGCACGATCGGTTATCTTACAATACTGTGGCGCAGAATACTCATAAAAGCCAAATGATTTAGGCGGGTAATCTATGGCGCGTTCTCTGAGATCGTTGAGTACCACGCTGAAAGCGTCTCCTGCATTACTGGTAAGAAGCGTCTGAGAGTTTGGGTGAGCTCTAGTTGTAGGAGTAGCAGCTCTAAATCCTTCTTCTGTGATTTCTCGGATTTCATCGATGTAGAGGAGTCCATTGACTGAACGACCGCGGCTGCCGTCTCTAGTTGCCGCAACAACATCGAGCCTTGCTCCAGATAGCATCTCAATTGACTCTGTGCCGTTGGCGTGTCTGATTTGTTTAACGAACCCTTTGAGGTGGTCATTTGTCTCCAATAGGTGAGTTATTTGTCTAAAAGTGTCCAGAGCCATGCTTCTGTTAGAGGACATGATCAGGACATTGGTATTCCACTTAATCAGGTGCGCCAGTATTAGCATACGCGCTAAGTGGGTCTTTCCATTCTGTCTTGCTACGAGAATTAGGTTTGTTTTGCGTACCCACATCCCTTTTTTATCCACAGTTAGGATGTCTTTAAGTACAAACTCCTGCCACGGCAATAAAGGGATCTTGACTATCTCACAGAGGTCTTTTACATCTTGCAGCTTGTTTGCGCCCTTTAGTAGAGGGCTGTGAAGCCTCGGCTTAGTTGCCCCTCGTATGGTTTTGGACTTCTTGGGTTGATTTGTCATTGACTCGGATTAGGTCGGGTCTTAAAGGGACTATCCAGCATCGTCTCGGACTGCATCGGGGAGGTATTGCGAGAAAAGACAGGGGGGGTGAACTTACCCCCTAAAAAAAGGCCTTGTGAACGCGATCCCTTACTGCTATTGCACTTCTTGCAAGCGCTTATTAGATTTTCACTGTTCATAGCCTGATCAGGGTGATCCTTGATTGATAGTATGTGGTCAACTGTGTCGGCTGCTTGGCCACAGTACCCACATGTATAGCCATCGCGTGCGAGTATGGTCTTACGCAATGCACGCCACTTCCTACTATCTCTAGGGTCTTTAGACTTAGGGTAAGGCACTACATATCACCGTAACAAGTATCGCATATCAACCAATCAAGCATACGCACTAGGTCATCTAGTATTACTTCCTCACCACATCTGGTGCAGTTACCCATGTCCATCACTGCCATCCCTTGGTTACTAGGTGGTTAAGAGCTAGACAGTAGTTAGGCTCTTCATATTCTGTATAACCATAACGACTAGCAACATAGTACCAATACATCCAGAACTGGTAATCATAGGGCTTACCTACAACCGCATTACTTTTAATTTGATAATAACCATGTGTCTGTTTAGTACCGGCTTTATTACCAATGGCTTTTTCATTCCATCTTGATTCACGGTAGATGATCTCGTTATGGCATTTATATTGCTTATCTGTTAATTGCTTATTGGCCAATGTTTTAAGTGGCACTATTGAAGCCTCTGATCTAGGCATAAGTGCCATAGATAGAGTTATGCCGATAACAACGGCTAACCCGCGCGCTACGCCTTTCAGGCGCGCGTTGAAGCCTTGATGGCTTCTAGCCGATAGAGTACCAAAGCGACCAAGCACATTCACATAAGTCCTGCTCAGACGGCGTGGCGTTTTATTTATCAGTAGAATAGAAACCACTCCCCTTAAATTGAATGCCAAAGGATGAATATATTTTGCGCATAGGTTCATGGCAGAAACCACACTCAACATCATGCGGCTCGTTGATCTTCAGCTCTTTTTCATACCTTAAATTGGCTTCACATAAATCATTGGTGCATTCAAACTCATATATCGGCATTACCTAACACGGCC